GGGCTGCAATTATGCCTGCGTTGTAATTGTTTGTGTATAGGTCTAGCTCGATGGAATCGCATCGCACGCTAGTCTCGGCACGGCTGGCTGTATAAGCCTGGGCGTAATCTAGGGCTACGGCATCGGTTTGCATTAGCAAGTCTTGGATCTGGTAACTATGGATAAAATACTTATCGATTGAAGGCTGGTTAATAGCAGTCTGTGGCGTGCCACCTGTCCTAGTAACAGTAGATGAGTTAAAGATTAGGGTATCGTCTAATTTCCAGTTGGCGTTAGCGTATGGAATGCCTGTGCCATTGTCATTAAAGGTAGTTACTGTGCCACCTATTGAGCCAGCGGTTACAGCTCTATCTTGAAATACAAACTCCCCATTAGCATCTACATATAGTGCCCCATATTCTGACTGGGCTACAGTTTGCAAGGCGCCTAGTGAAGTGCGTAATGTGCCTGGATCATTTTGCAGTGTAGTTAAACCTGCATCGATATCACGCATTGTTGCTGGCCAGTCAATTTGATCTAATATCTGGTTAATTCTTGTGCCTGACAAATCGCCAGCAGTAGCACCTGCCACAGTAGTGATCTGTGCGTTGTTGGCTAACCTAGATGCATCTACAGCTTGTATGGTTGTATAAGCCACCTCTGTAGCATCTTTAGGTTGGGTATTAACATAGCTTGTAATAAAACCTGAAAATATAGGATAAGTGGTAGCGCCATAGGTTGCAGTGATCTGCACCTTTTTCATAGGTGTTAGGTCGGGAGCATAGGGGCTTAGTGGGTTAGTTGGGTTAAAATCGCCATTCTGATCTACGATGCGTAACGTTAACTGGCCTGTTTGGAATTGATCGAATAAAGGATTACGGCCTCTTGTGGTTTGTATGAAGTTAATTTGATTTGACACATCTACAATAATGGCTGCTGAGTCTTCTAATATATTTACATCTAATATGCCAGTATCTAAGATCATCGCTTGGGCAAAGGCTGGCCCAGTAGAAAAGTTAATATAAGCGTTAACTACTGGTACTGTCATTGGAAAGCAATCGAGCCAGCAGGTACTAACGCTCCATTACCTAGTTTAGTAATGTTACCTAAAGCATTTTGTATGTAAACGCTTAGGTCTTGCTCGCTAGTTAATACTGCGCCTGTGTTGACTGTAACTTGTGGTACTGCTGTAGGGGCTGCTGCTGCGGCAGCTGTTGTGGCACTAGATGGCATTCCACCTGGCACGGCATATTGGCTCATCTGTGCTAAGAATGCATCGGCTTGTGCTTGTAATCTTGCAGATGAGGCAGCCAAGCCTGCTGCTGCGCCTGCTTCAATCCCCATCGATTTAAATTGGCCAACTAAACTGGTAAAAATTTGATCGTATTTATTAGGCAAAGTATTAAGAGCGCTAGCAGCATTGTTAGCACTATCGGCCAATAGATCGGCAGCTGTCTTAGCATTTATTTCTGCTAGATATTTCTTAGCCAAAGCCTCATTGTTGTCTAGGATGGCTAACTTAGACTGGATGCGTAATTTAGTTTCAGCATCGGTAGCCTCGCCTAACGCCTTCATTAAGCTTATGCGCTCAACGTCAAACTTTTCAGCTAGTTTGTCTACCTCTGTTTGCTTCTTATTCTTTGCATCTAACAGCGCTAATTCTTTTTTCTTCTGCTCCGATAGTTTATTTTCTAGGCGTAGTTGCTGGCCAAAGATACGAGCCGATGCTCGGCCTTGTTTGTTGTCTGGCTGAGTGGCGCTTCTTGCACCACCAGCTAATCCCACAGCCCTTTGTAAGGCTAGCCCACCTGGTTGTAAACGTATTAACAAATCGCCTAAGCCACCAGAAGTTATCTTCGATGCTAGGCCGTCTAACTTGCTTATCAATAAACCTACGCCATAGATCGCATCGCTAATAGACTTGGCAAAGGTGTCCATTTGAGTAGCGGCACCTTCAATGCTTCTATTCTTGCCTAGTAAACTTAAAGCATCTACTAAGCCTTTACCGATTTCTTCTTTAGCGCTTTCAGTAGATACTCTTAGTAGATCCATCTTGCCTGCATAAGTAGTTAATCTAGCTTGTGCTTGGCCAGCAAACTTGTTATTAAGTTCACCCAGGATCTTATCCATATCACCAGTTTTTAACGTGGCCTTACTTATGCCAGCACCTAAACGGCTCAGACCTGTGGTGTTGCCCGAGAATCCTCTAGTTAATGCTGCGCTTACCTCTGTCAAAGATCGACCAGTAGCAGCACTTACATTTAATGCAGTGTTTAATGCATCTTGGCTCTTAGTAATAGATCCTGTAGCTGTTAGTAATTGCTGGAATGCTGGGCGTAGTTGGTCATCTAATACGCCTGTAACTCTTTGTAAATTGGCTATGTAATCTTCAACGGCTGGCGCACTAAATGCAAAACCAGTATTACGTAATTGAACCTCTAAAGACTTGGCTGCCTTCTCATCGGCTGCAAAGGCTTGTACTGCTCGCTTGCTAAATTGGAATAATTGCTGAGCGCCAAAAACTCCAGCAAAGGTCTTGCCTAATTTGTTTACTTGCTTGTCAAAGGCTGATACATCCTTTTTGCCTTTATTAAGTGCTTTACCATTCCAGGTGGCTATTGCCGAGACTACTACATTGGCCATTACGCTGCCTTCTTAATCTCTGTTGATTTGTTAAATTTTATAGCTGTAGAATTTATAGCGCCTAGCACTGCTTGATAAACCTTGCCACTATCTTGTGCCCAGGCTTTGTAGATTAAGCGACCCTTAGTCTTGCGACCACCACCACGTACGCCTTTAATCTTTGGTTGTGAAGTAAGCCCTGGCATTGATGTAACAAATTGATAGCCAGCAAAAGGATTATTTGATGCGTACTCTCTAGTAGATTTGTTGTAGGTGTACTCACGTGCCTTAGACTTGCCTTCAAATCCTTGTACCTTGCCGAAGGTTGTGCCAGGTAGGCTTGGATCGATCTGCTGGAATGGCGCTCTACCTTGTGGATTTTTACGGCCAGCAGTTTCATATATGCGACCTGGTGCACTTACGTTGTAAACATAATTGCTTACTTTAAATCCATTTTTAAATACTTGATTATCGCCTGAGTTATATCCAATACCAGCCTTGACTGTGCCAGCATCATACTTGGGAAATGGGCGATAATTAATGTTTGCGTTAGGCTCTTTAGTCCAGCCCGATAATACCTCAGCATTACCAGGCACAAATGATCTAGCCTTAGCTGCTACGTTACGCATTAGTGGATCAATAGCAGTCCTAATACGATCTTGTAAATCTTTGTCAATAAACTTTAGACCTGCAAGGACATCTTTAACGCCTACGGCTTCTGCTGGCATTTCGGATCTCCTTAGCTCTGTCGGTTAGGACTTGTATGATTGCTGCATACATTTCGCTATCCATATCAATAAATTCTCTAGGCGGTATCCCAGTCTCTACGCTCAACTGTGCGATGCTGTAAAGGATTGAATCCCGCTGAATTATTTTTTTTCGTCGTCTAATACCTCGACAGTTTCTAGGCTGTCAATAAACTCAATTCCCCATAAAGGTATCTGAGCGCCAGCCCTGCGTAAGCATTCATAAGCCAACCAAAATATCTCGGTTTGCCTTTCGTGCTCACGCAAGACTTTGCTAATACCTGATCCATACTTCAATTCGAAAGCGTACTCGACACCTGGTGTTATCTTGTGCTCTGATACTTCACCATTAGCCCTTGTTATCTTTAGCTTTGCCATTACTACTCCTTAATTAAAATGGTGCCGATGATGACACTGTGATTGCGGAGTTTACTGTAAATGTGATAGATGAAGTAGCAACCTCGGCTACGCCACCCTGACCGATTGGGGTCAGGTTGTTTACAAGTACTGAAAATTGGTAAGTAGGGTTTGTGGCTCCTACAGCTGTGCCTTTAACAGTGATTACTGATACTGCTAAGGTTTTGCCGAAGGCTGCGCTCAATGTCTCGTTGACCTGAGATGCTGCCCAGTCATTGATAAAGTCAATAGTGAATGTGCCTGATTGTAGACCAGCAACAAACTTGTGCGCTGTGTCACCCATAGCGGTTACTTCTAACTCATCCACGATCTGGTTAATTACGGCATTAGTTACGTATGAGCTAATGTCGATGGATGGTGTCGTTGGCGCAGCATTGGTAGCCAACTTAACACCTACGTTATTGTTTAAATAAATTGCCATACTTTATTCCTCGTCTTTCTTAGTTTGTGCAGTTGGTTTTGGTGCGCTTGCTATTTGGCCTGTCTTTTTCAAGAAGGCTAAGTCTTCTTCGTGTGTGCTCATTTTAACTCCAGC